TATGTCAACTGGTTCCTAGCCTTCTCTCAGTTTCGCTGACAGATTACTGGGATCAGCTGCGTTCAAAGTAGAAACGCGGCTGCATCTATAAGAAAACCCTTCTAGCTTATCCGGTTCAGGGAGAAGATCTGGTAACTGCCACTGTTTAGGCCGTTCCTCAGTTTGACGGGTACTTATTTCACGGGGTATTCTTGTATTAGCCATTTTGGGACTCCTGAATTTTTGTTAGTTCCATTGCATATTGCTCTGGAGAAAGATTGAATTTCTTCGCCAAAGCGAGCTGCGTTGCCGTGAGCTTTACCTTTTTTGAAGATGTGGATCGTGTGGCTGGAGCAACAACCGTGCTTAGTTTTTTAACAGGCTCTTTGGTTCCTGAATCTTCGGAGTTTTTGGTCTCTTCAGAGCTACCCAGTTTATCTGGAAAGCGTTTTGCCATTTCGGCATCAATTACATTGTAATAGTGGTCAGAGCCAATTGCAACCCCTTCCTTTTCTAGACGCTTATGAATTCCTAATGCTAGGAAGCTCATATCATCGTCTACACCATACCATGAATTGTTATCCAACCATGCTTGGGTTTTTGAGTCCAAACGTTGTGGTTGTTGATTCTGCATTTGTACAGCATTTTGTTGATTTTGTAAAGACTCTTCATCATATTGTGGTTTATAACGATCCATTTCAGATGATTTCATCTTCACTTCTGTCAATTTTTCCTGTGCTTCTGCCAAACGGTCTGAATCTCCGGAGTCATAAGCATCCTTAAATTCACGTTTTGCATCGTTTAATTCACGAACAAGACCTTCTTTTGCAGTAGAAACATAAACTTTTTCCCCATCAGACAGGCGTCCTTTGAGTTGTTTGTTTTCTTCAATTACCAAATTAGCAACACGCAAAGCTTCTTTTTGTTCCTTTTCCGCTGCGTCAGCGCGCCTGCGCTCATCGTGCATTGCTTTTTTCATTTGCAATAAACGTTGTTTTGCTTCTTTGGAATACTCTTCTAAGTCATCATTGTCAATTTCGTCAATAATTTCCTTAGGCATTGGTTTTGCATTAACACGATCCTCTTCAGGGGTGTCATCTACAATCTCAATTTCTACTTCTGAATTGTCAACTTCGTCTGGAAATTTATATTCTTTTTTTTCAAAATCAGCCATTTTTTACTCCTTATGCGCGAGTAATTCCGCGGGGGTCTTGAACAATACCCTCTACAGAATCATCATTAATTATTCGGAATTCCCTGCCGTGGATCTTTAGTCGTGTGCCAGAGTTTGGTCTGGCTAAAATAAAGTCACCGACTTTACACCAAGGGCCATTTGGAAAGCGGCCTTTATCTTGATAGCAGTCTGGACCCAATTTGACTACAAAAAACACGGTTGATAACACTTCTTCGTGGTGAAGAGTTTTATCCGACTTCAAAATCCCACTTTCGTAGGCTTTTTCCGCGTCTGGAATAGCACAGAGAATGCGGTATCCAGAAGGTTCGGGTAATTGGCTGGCTTTTTCTTCGTCTGTTTGAGGCAAAGTAGTTGTTGCGTTTACATCATCGGGATTTGAGCCGATTAGTAATTCACTCATCAAAATTCTCCAAGTTTTTTTGCAGGTCGGTTATGTATAAACGTACTGACAGAAGGCCTGTAATCTGTCCGCACGCCTTTTGGTACTCAGCGTAGTCTTTGGCTACTCCAGTACCAAGGGATTCTTCCAAACCCCTTACTTTTGCATCTATCTGTTTGAGAAGATGGTCTAGTATTTTGTCTTTCATTGTTGTTTTTTACCTTTTTGTTGGTTTTGCTGCCTTTGAATATTCATTTGATTTTTTTGCTGGCCTATTTGGGCGCCAATACGCAATCCTTCAATTTGCTGCCTAGATTCAAGCTCTGCTTTGTCTTTGGCAGTCTTGGCTCCAACTTGCATACCAGCGATTTCCTTCTGCGCAACAATTCTTTGCTTCTCAATCTCCAGTTGATCCGCTTTGGTAGCCGCATCAATAGCCATTTTCTTCTCTTTAATGGCCACTTCCTGTGTTTTAAGCTGCAATTCTTTAAGTTGCATCTGAATAACAGGGTCTTGAGCCGCTTGTTGTGCTTGTTGCGCTGCAATAGCGGTTTGATTTTGACCTAAAAGCTGCTGCGCGGCCGGTACTGCCATGCGAGAGATCTGTAATTCCATGTCTCTTGGCATATGTTCTTGATCATCCTCAATGGCTGGCAAGGTAACGCCCATCATTTGCTCCATTTGACGTCTATATTCCATGCCAACGTGCTCTGTAATATGGGCTTGCATTGCCTGCATCATTATTGGGGCTTGTGGGTTTTGGCCAATAACCATTTTAATCTTAGGATCTTGCATTGCAGCCATATGGATAGCAATATGAGCTTGATGGTCTTGATAAGAAAACGCTTTTACAGGCTTGTTTTGTAAGATATTCATGTTTTCCGTAATAGGATCTACGGGCTTCATGTCATCTTGCATTGGCACCAGTTTTTCCGCGTTCTTAATATTGAGAACATTGAGCATTTGGCGGTGTAAAAACGGTAAGTTATACAACTGCGGCGCGGACTGCGCTAATTGCAACACGGCCTGATACTGAACTACCTTTTGACTCATGGTCGCGGCATTAGGATCAGACACTGGAATGATAGTAACCATGCCATAGTCAGCTTTGCGGGCCTTACGGCTACCTTCTTCTGGCTGGTAGTTATATTCTGCTGGGGTATCCGCTTCAATAATCTTCTTAAGCAGGCCAAACTCTTGTTTCATGGCATAGTGGATACGCGCTTGAATAGCACTCATTACCTTGAGGGTGCGCTCCAAAATAGCCAAAGTAGTCCCAACTGGGGACTGAGATGACATATCAGATACCTTTAAGTCTCCAGCGGAAGCGAATCTTCTGCCATCGTCTATAATTTGATTAAGCAGTTGAATTAATGTCTGGCTAGGTTCCTTGTAAGGAAGTGGCATGATATTGTCTTTCATCGCGCCACTTGGGACATCTACGTCCCTAAACTCGCCCGGAGCGATCGGTGTATCGTCACCCTTGACCCGCAAACCGCGAGTTTTAAATCCGCCCGGTAAATTGGCCAATGAGCCAGCGTCAACTAGCTGACGAAGGATAGAGGTACCTGATTTAGCAAAAGCGCCTAGTAAATGGACAATACCAAAGTGATAAAAACCAAATCCGGGAATGTAACCGTAGTGTACAAAGTGCTGGCGTTTTTGATGTTTTTTATCTTCCGGATCCCAGTTACGTCTAATTGCTAGAATAGACATTGTGTTCTTTTCAATGGTGACTACGTACGGCAGGGCAATGCCGGTTTCGTTACCATCTTTGTCTTTATGCTCATAACCTTCTAAATCTAGGTCTACGTGCATTTCTAAAATTTTATAGCGGTCGTCAGTTGTAGCCCTGAAACCCATTTTTTCCGCAATTTTCTTTTCAATCTCATCCATGGTGTTAACTGGATCACCTAAATCTACATCGCGGTAAAATCCTGCAACCTGTAATTTGCGCACTTCGTTTTCGGTTTTGCGCATGACATGGGTGATACGTTCTGCGGATTCTAGGCTTGATGCGCCATAAGGAACCACTAAATCGTCAGCGGTTACATACATAGATACTTGACGGCCTAAAGAGCTGTCAACGTAAACCTTCTTAAAGCCGTTACCAGATAACCCCATACCCCATAACATTCTCTCGTGCTCTGGTCTAAATTCCTTCATGACATCGGTTAATTCGTAGTTCATGTCATCTTGAACCCGCTGAGCCGCGTCTTTTTTCTCGGGGGTTTCTTTACCAATAATCTGAGTCTTTACCGGGCCGGAAGCGGGAAACGTTTCCATGATGGTTTCTGATTGAAACTTAACTACGGCTTCTGCTAGGATTGGGTGATATACGCCGCAGGCGCCTTCCCAAGGTTCTGAACGCTCTTCAATCTTAAGACCTAAAAGCTCTAGTCCGTCTACGTATGTCTGGATCCAGTCTTTACGGGAGGATACGTCATTTTCAAAGTCGCCAATTAAATCGCCGGCTAATTCAGATAAGGTTTGTTCTGAAATTTCTTCGGCAATGTTTTTGCCAAAGTCCTCTTCTTCCTTACCAATCTCTATTTCTAGATCACCAATACTTAAATGCACGGATTCTGGATCAACAATCTCAATTTCAAAATCCGGTTGATCAATTGCAGCAATGCCTTGTGGTG